GGGCATCATCGCCCATGGTGTGGCCAGAAACTCGGCCAGCAGGAGTTCACGTTTCATCTTCGGCGTCTTTCTGTTCTGAATCAGCGGGTGATTGAGGCGCTGTGGGTTGCTTGGTTGGTTCAGTTTTGCCTTCGGCTTCCTCGGCATCGGAGTTCTCGACCATGTTGAGTGGTCGCAGCGGTTCGTCCAGCCCGTCGATCGGGTCTAGGTTTTCTGCGATACGCGCTTCGTTGCGGGTCAGCCAGCCATTTTGAATGCCGCTCTGGTAGTAACCAGCACGACTGGCAGCATCGCCGCGCATCAGGTTGGCGAAATCAAATTCGACTTCCAGTTTGTCGTCATCGAGCAGCAGGTCGGCTTCGATGCTGGCTTCCCAGCGTTCGGCCCACGGGGTCATGGTGTGCATGACGAATTCGAGGCTTTGCTGTTCGATGTTGCTGAAGGTGGCGCGGTCCAGGTCGCCGATCATGTGCGGCGGTACACGGAACAGCCGGGCGATGTCGGTGATCTGGAATTTGCGTAGTTCGAGGAACTGCGCGTCCTTGTTGGTCACACCGACCTCGTGGAATTTCATGCCGTTTTCCAGCACGAGCACCTTGCCGCGATTGGCTCCCGACTGTGCCTGTTGATACGACTCGCGGAACACCCGCTTGGCATCGTTATCCTTGAACGATCCGGGAAACTCGATCCAGCCACCGGTGGGCTTGGCATCGTTGGCAAAGAAGCGTGCACCATAATCTTGAGCCGCCAGTGCCATTCCGATGCTTTCGCGTGCCAGTTCGATCGGACTCATGCCCAGCAGGCCATCGGAGGACAGACCGCGCAGATGCCAGATCTCGCCGCGCGGCACCACCGTTTCATTCCCCAGTCGGTCGGTCACGCGATAGCGGTAGTCACCGGAGGACAACAGCTCCATGCGAATGCGATCTGGATGGATTGGCAGCAATTCGGTGATCTCGCCGCGTGCATTCGACACGATGCGGTTGTAGGCATTGCCACGCAACGCCAAATGGCCCTGCAGCATTTCGCGCCACTCGAACGGATTTTGAAAGCGGTTAGGACGCTTGGCAAACAGGTCATATAGCCAGTGATCGGTGACGCGCTCTTTGCCGCCATCGGCGCGCTGCCGATACAGAACGAAGGGCAGTGAGGCCATGGTTTCCGACAGGATGCGCACAGCGGCATACACCGCTGACAAACGCAGTGCCGCATCTGCCGATACGCGCATGCCGCTACTGCTGCGTGCTGCGATCGGCTCAAACCAGAAGTCACCCCATGGCGAACGGTCGTGGCTTTCAGCACGCCAGCGCGACAAGAAATCAAACATCCCCATTCGCCAATTCCAGTCAAAGTTGGTTACAGCATCATCAATTCGTAATCGCTATCCAGAACCACAGCATCACCCGGCAGGATTGCACGGGAGATCGCCATGATCAGCGCCACGATGCCGTCGATCTTGTTTTCAGGTCGTTCCTTGCGCGGATAGATGTTGTCCTTGGCATCCAGATGCGCCACCACGTTGGAGGCCATCCAGCCCAGCACCGGATCGCTGTCGTGGATGAGTTTCTTTTGCAGGACCAGCGCTTCCAGCGTCTTCATCGGTTCACTGAAATTGAGCACGGTGGGGCGCACCTCCAGCATCGGCAATCCCTCTGCGATCATGCGGGTGGAGAGTTGCGTGGCCTGGAACGGGTCGAACGCCACCGACTGAATCTCGAAGCGGCTGGCGAAGTCGATCAGGTCCGCTTCGATCCAGCCAAAGTCGATCACGTTGCCGGGCGTCACCGTCAGGCGACCCGCACGCATCCAGCCGCTGTACTGACTGTTGCTGGATGAATTCACCGTGTCTTCCGGCAGGTAGTAGCGCCCGAATACGGCATAACCACCGGCGATTTCCGGATGCCGGAACACCAGCACCATGGCCGCGATGTCGGTCTTGCTGGCCAAATCCAGTCCGATCCAGCAGGGCTGGCCTGCGAAATCGTCCAGATCAAGAGTCGCATCGGAGCAGGCGTCCCATGCCCGCATGTCCATCCATGCCGTGTCGGCATTAACCCATTCGTTGAGATGCTTGGTCTTGAAGTTGTTGGTCGCACTCGGCATCTGCATGGCCTTGGCTTGCAGCGGCAGCAGCACTTCCGGCTGCACCGAGATGCCCCAGTTGGGGTTGGCCTTGATCAGCGCCGAGTCGCTGGTCCAGTCGTCACCATCGTCCAACCCGTAGATGATGCCGAACTGGCTGTCGTCCTCGAACACGCCATCCAGCATGCGCGTGACGAAGGTGCGCACCTCGTAGCAGATGCCTGCGCGGTTGCTGCCTGCGGTGGTGATCACCCAGAGCAGCGAGTTATTGCGCTTGCCGGTGCCGGTTTCCACCACGTCGTAGACGGTGCGCGTCTTGTGCGCATGCAACTCGTCCACGCAACCGAAGTGGATGTTCAGACCGTCGAGGGTCGAGCCCTCAGCCGATAGCGCCTCGAATTTGGAGCCGCTGGTCAGCACATGCATGTTGTGTGCACCGACCGCCACGCCGAAGCGGCTGCGGAATCCGGCTGACTTGCGCGCCATGGTCTGGGCATCGCCGAACACGATGCGCGCCTGATCGCGCGTGGTTGCCAGTGAATACACCTCGGCACCGCCTTCGCGGTCAGCGGTCAGCATGTACAGCGCGACCGCTGAGGAGAGCGTCGACTTGGCATTGCCGCGCGGCACTTCGATATAGGAACGCCGGAAGCGGCGACGACCATTCGGCTTCACCCAGCCGAACACGGTGGTGAGGATGAACACCTGCCACGGCTCCAGCATGATCGACTCACCAGCCAGAGGCCCTTTCACATGCGGCAACCGTTCAATGAAGGCGCACAGGTTATCTGCAGGGTAGTAGGCCTTGCCGGTTCGGTCAGTCAATTTTGGGTTGAAGCGGTATGGACTGTTCCTGCCACGGAATTTGGCCAGATCGTTCAGTTGCCGCTGACAGGCCAGTTGCACCCAACGACAGGCGGGCGTGTCTCCGGCGACAACGGACTCGGCATACTGGCGGGCAATGGCGGCATAGTTGCGCGCCGCCATCAGCCTGCGATCTCCGACCATGGATCAGCCGGTTCAGAACCGCCCGAGGGCAGCGTGACGCGCGAGCGCGATGCCGGGGTGAAGCCCATCTCGGTTTCGTAACTTTTCATCTCAAGCGCCAGGTCACGGATCACGTCCATCAGTGGCGAGCGCCGCAAGATGCCGCTGGGGGTTTTGACCAGCATGCCGGACACACCGGTCTGGTTGATCTTGGCCAGTGCCTCGCGGTACATGCCGGAGCAGTTTGCCCAGCGTTCCAGCACCGCACCATCCAGTGCCGACAGCAAGCCGGGCGGTGAATTCTCCACCGCGTAGCGCCACGCCTCCTTGGCACCTTCCGACATGTACTCGGGTGGCGAACACAGCACTCCGGTGGGTTTTGGCTCACGCGGATTGGTGCGGCACTTCTGCAACGTTCCTTTGATCTTCTTGATCGCAACGGGAAGGGGTTTACGTCCGGCCATGGTTTCCACAAAAAAAGTTTTTCATTTTGCACGCGCAAAAATTTGGGCAGGCGTCCGGTCCCCTGCGTGCGGGTTGTAGAGATTCATACCCCCTAGGGGGTGGTATGCCTGCGCGATTGCCACTCGCTGGTGGTCTTGCGGTTATGACAGGCGATGCACAACGCCTGCAGGTTGCGCCAGTCGAGGCGGTCACCACCCGACTTGATCGGTTGGATGTGATCGACCGCCCGTGCCGCAACAATCAAACCCTTCGCCTCACACGCAATGCACAACGGGTGTGCCCGCAGGAACGCTGCTCGTGTGCGCTGCCACGCCAGTGATTTGTAGAACGCCCGCTCAGGTTCGTGTCGGCGTGTCCGGTCGTAGTCTCGGTGCATCGCCGCACGATGCTTGTCGCAGTAGCCGGACACCTCCAGCACCGCCGGACAACCGGGGTGACGGCAGGGTGTGGGGGCTTTACGGGGCATTGGAGGTAATCAACAACAGTTAACAAACGGTACTGGAACTTTGTTCAGAAACCAGTTGATTAACTTAAAAAATGAAGCGTTCATGTCACCGTCATCAACAACAACGGAGCAAACAAAATGAGCTACACAAGCAACGAATTTACGGTCGACGAAATCGGTTTTATCCAGACAGCAATGACTAAGGTGCTGGCAGCGGTCGCACGCGGCGAGCTGGACCTCAACCGGCTGGCCCGCGAAGAACTCGCCGCGCGCGGTTTGGACCAAAACGGGGTTTGGGTCGGATTCGACAAGGCCGCAAAGATTCACAACGTTTAAGGAACGACGACATGAAAGCCCAAGCCCTCGACCAGATTCTCGAAAACATCGCCAAGCAGCACCTCTTTGTAGAAACCCTAGAAACACGCCACAGCGACCGACTAGAATTCCACGACGTGTCGGTGTGGGGCATCAAAGCAGCCCTCGAAGCGGCCTACCTCGCAGGCCAGCAATCCCAACAAACCAAGTAACTCAAGGAGATCAAAATGACTGACATCAAACTCACCGACACCCAACGCCAGATCATCGAGCACGCTGTGGCTCACACAAACGGCAAAATCGAATGGTTCCCCGACAACATCAAGGGCGGTGCTCGCAACAAGGTGATCGATTCCCTGTTCAACCGCGCGCTGATCACCCGCGACGGGGATGACTGGTGCGTGGCAGCCGAGGGTTACGATGCG